ATCCCGCGCGCCGAATTTCCGCGATTGATTTCGGTTCGGACGAATCCGCGACAATGTCATCCAACGAACCAACGTCAAACGATTTCAATCGGTTCGCAATGTCTGGATTTGTTAAACCCGTTTCGAAACAAAGTTCTTCCATCCATAATTCCCCGCCTTGATATGATACTTTTACAATCGCCGTTGGATCGTTCGTAAAACCAAAATCCAATCCGTATGCGGTCCACTTTGGATTGGCCGGCATTGAATCGCACGTTTCCCAGTTCTGAAAAATAACGCCCTCCAATGAACCAATTTCGCCCAGTCCGTAAACTTTCCAAAATTGTTCGTCCCCGCTGATCAAATTCCCGTCCGAATCAAAAACCGGCTTTCGTGATTCGATTGCGTCAATAATTGATTGATCCAATAATGGTTGCCCGGTTATGTGGTCGACGTTGTCTTTGTATGTTGATTTTATAAACGAATACTTTTGGCCTGGTTGCATTAATTTTGTATGCGCCCAAAAACGGGAAACCGGATTGAAATCCAAAAATATTTTGTCCCGTGTTCGAATTTCCAATTGTGTGAATGCGTCCCACGATATATTGTTGCATTCGTTTACGTATAAAATTTCCCGTCGCGCTCCTCTTAATTTTGCGTCGTTGTCCGCACTGAAAAATTCAAAATTGAAATTTCCCAATTTATAAGTGAAATCGGTTTTGTTGTGATTTTCTTCCGAATACAATCCGCACTCCATTAATATTTTTAAAAAATCCCTATACGCACCCCGTTTTAAATGCGGGATTGATTCGGCAACAACTGAAATCAATTTGTTGGTTTCGGACCTCAACGCCCAAACAATTAAAAATTGAAGTGTCGAATAGGTTTTCCCCGAACTGGTTCCGCCCTGGTTTATGACAAACCGGTTTGTTTTAAATCCGTTCGCGATGTTTTCGAAAAGTTTCGATAATTTCATTAACCGTCGATAAGGTCATCCAATTTACTTTCAAGGCTTCCAGAAACCGAAATATTTAATTCCGTTTTGTTTGAATTTTCGTTTCTATTTTTCAATCCTAAATCCGACGCAATAATGGACGAATTGAACGCGCCAACCGATGCGCCCTCCAGTTTTTGGTTGTAAATTAGTTGTTCGATACGCGTAACGAGTTCGGAAAAATCTTTGGAAACGTCCTTCAAATCTTTCAAAACTTCCCAGGCGTGAAGACCGCAAAAATGAGCAAATCCAAATTTTGTCATTGGTACGGTGTGAAGAATTGTGACTTCTTTCGCGTCCTTTCCTCTAAAATCCATTGTTCGCCATTTGGACGATTCGGATTTGATATGATCAACATAACCGTTCCAAAATTCCAATAATTGTTCGATTGATTTTATCGCCCGTGGACGCCCTCTTTTAATTTTATAATCCATTTCGATAACCCTTTTCGATTTACTCAAATATACGAAAATTTTGGACGAATTTAATCGTGGGCGAATAGGCGGATTAATTCGGTTTACTCTCTCTCTGAATTTTTTCTTTGTTTACTTTCTTTTTTTTTCCTAGTTAACTCCGCCTAAAAGGGAAAAAGAGAGAAAGTTAATAAATAAAGGGGTTTTTAAATATATAGTAATCAGTTAATTACAAGGTTTAATTAAACAATTACTTTAAAAGGCGGAGTTAATTTGTAAAGCTATTACTAACCGCCTTAAAATTATACATCCGCCCGTTTTTTGTTGTTATTTCACAAAATTATCGATTCAAACTTCCAATAAAAGCAAAAAAAAGGAAACCGATTTCGCGATTTCCTTTCAGGTTTTTAAAATTATATTTATTTCATCAACTGGTAACAAGCCAAAACGACGCCAAAAACAACCGAAACGATTCCAATAATTGTGAACGATTTGTCATAAATTCGGGCGTTATTTATTCGGTTAAATTCGCGTCGAATTAGTCGATTTTCTTCTCTATAAATAGCCAATTCGGAATCAAGTTTTTCCGACTTTTTTTTGAACCAATCGCGATCCATTTCGAGTTGAATATTAACGTCGGTTAATTTTTCAAAACTATCTGGTTTTTCGAAATGTTCTACAATTGTGTCGATTGCTTCTCCAATAACTTTTGGCGATTGTGTTTGTTCCTCCAATAAACCGCGACGCCATTTGTTATGGCTTTTGATGATTTTGATTGCGTTTTTTACTTGCATTGCGTTTTTTATTTCCATTGTGTTATTCGTTTAAAAATCGTTCGATTACTGTCCGAAGGTTTGCGATTGACATTTTTTGTTCCTTTTGTTTTAAGTATAAAAAAACCAATGTCCAAAGCGAAAATAAGGACCAATAAACGATTGAAATCCAATTGGCTTCGAATCGCTCCAGTAATAAATAGAAAGCGATCCACAACCCCAGTTCGAACCGTGTTGGCATTTCTTTTGGATCAATTACATTTTTTTGCGGATTCATATAAGGTAATTTTTGCAATTAATAAATTGTGACGTTTTTCCAGTTTGTTGAATTTACGATGGAATTCTTTGATTCCGAATCCTGGATGGTTGGCCATTGCCGTTTGCAACCTTGTTGTTTCGGCGCGATGGCGGTCAATATGACGGGAAACAACTTCCCGCCGTATGTGACAACTATTTGGGTTAAAAATTACTTTCAACTTTCCAACCTTGAATGGATGTGAATACTTTTTCGACTCCATCGTTTCCGGCCCATTTACGGCCACGGATGTTGATTTTTACCGTAACGTCCGAACCGACTTCGATCGTCTGAATTTCGTCCGCTTTGTCCTTTACAAATTCGATTTCGATTGTTTGCGGATATTGATCCGTTGTTGTTTCAACCCAAATCGACGCTTTTTTAAAATTGTTAGCTCCAACCGTTTCGACTGGTTTCACGTTTACGACTTTTCCTTTGATTTCCATTTGTTTATGATATTTGATTGTTTGTAAATTTTTGGTTTTCTTTTCGAATTTTGTTGATTTCAACGAGTTGATCGTGTTCGATTTCGTTAAGTGTTTTTATTTTTTCCTCCAGGAAACGAATTTGTTTTTGTCTTAAATCGGCGATTTCCTCCCAGTTATTCGCGGTTCGGTCCAAAGTCAATGCAATTTCAATTATTGCTTGTCGTCCCATTCTTTCCAATTGTTCTTTTAACATTTTGTTGTGTTTATTTGATTTGTATTCGTCCGGCGCGGATCCAATTTCCTTTTTTGGTTCTTTTTTCAAAGATAATATATTTACGTCCAAACTCGGTTGCTTCGTACGATCTTGACGAACCGCGTTTTTCTTTCCTGGTTAAACTATTTTCGCTCATTTTCTTAATAAATTATTGAATCGATTCCGTCCATTACAACGGCTTCGAATCCTTGTTTTCGTAGTTGTTTTATACGGTATTTTTGAATTTCCGATATAACGCCACGCGGTTTTTTTACCTCAACGAATTTAGTCGTCCCGTTTTTTAATGCCATTAAATCCGGAATTCCGTTGATTGACGTTTTCATTAATTTAATAACGAACCAACCGTCGTTTGTTAGTTGGTCCGTGATTTTCTTTTGGATTTGTTGTTCGGTCATTTAATAATCCGGTTCATTTAATTCGATTATTTTTTCGTTTATTGCTTCTTCGAATTCGTCTTCGTCCAAAAATTCGGAATTAAGCAATTCGGTTACGTCAAAATATCGTCCTTTTTGTTTCCATTCAATCGATACGACGTTTATTTCGTCGTAATCTGGCGGAGTCCATCGATCGCCCGGACAACCCGTTCCGCCTTCGTAATCAACGCGAAATGTTTCGCCCTTTATTTTTAGTATCATATTGTTGTGTTTTTAAAAGTATAAAAAAGCGGGTTATAAAATCCCCGCTTCAATTTTTGAAATTGGCATCATTCTCATATTTCTACAAGAATAATAAAAATATCTTTTTCCTTTTTTGGTAGGTTTTGAAAAAAGTTCGAATTCCTTTCCGTTTGAAAAAATTACTGTTTTGTCTAAATCTGTGTATTTCTTTAAATCAATCATATCGTTGCGTTTTTTCAAAGATAAGTTATTTATTTCTAACTGAACTAATTTGTTCACTATTTATAATCGTTTTAAATAGTCGATTTGTTGTTACCAATACTTTTTTTCGGCTTGACGTCTTGATTCTATCGCGCTTTGTAAGTCTTTGAAAGTTCCTAAAAAAAGTTTTTTATTATTTACGGAAATATAAGAACGCCACCGATTTTTTGATTTTTCAAAAGAAACACCCTTTATTCCTGACGAATTATTTTTTGGCGTTCGCGTGTTTCTGCTTTGTATTTCCGACGTAACCCATTCGCAATTTTTACTTTCATAATCCCCGTTAACATCGATCCTATCAATTGAATGTTTGTCGGATGGTCGCGGTCCCATGTCTTTATAAAATGATAAAAAGCTATTTTTCCAACGATCACAAACCTTGATTCCGCGCCCGCCGTAGTAATGGAATTCTTTGTATTTAGAGTTAAAACAACGCTTTTTCATGTCTGACCAAATTCCGTATTCTTTCGAATAACTCAATCCGTGATATTCTCTTTCTTTCATAAAACAAAAAACCCAAAAAAATCGGTGGTAGTGGACACGTCATTTTTTGGGAATTGTATAATTTTTTAATTGAGCCACTACACCCAATTGTAAAAATAAACTATTTCAACCATTGATTAAAATATTTCAATGTAAAATCCGATTTTTTCATTACTACGTCGTAAACTTTTTGTTCGAATCCAGTATCACTAAAAATCCAAAACATTTTGTTTTCTGTTCGATCTTTTACGGACATCCTTTCCTTTGCTTGAAAATAAGTCGATGAACTAAAAGCGATGTTAAACATTACCAACGATTCGGCCTTTGATAGGTTTATTCCTTCTTTTCCGGATTGAGTTTGGACCGCGAACGATTTATCCGTTTCATTGAATTCGTTTAGGTCGGTTGTTAATTCATCACCGTAAACCGATTTTAAAATATTTAATTCCTCTTTAAATATGTAAAAAATTGCGATTTGTTTTCCTTTGAAATATTCTTTTATAAACTGTCCTTTTGAATCGTCAATTATTTTTGATGCTCCATCCTCAAATTTTACGGTTCCACCGCTTAATTGGTGAACCTTTGACATTAACTTCGCGCCGGTATCAGCCAACAAAACGTGTTCATTTCCTTCGATTACTTTGTCTTTTTTAAGTCGTTTAATTAACTCTTTTGTGACTGGTTTCATCGGTACGGTTAAAACATTTTCGATTACATTCGTGTTGAATCCCGCTTGTTTTTGAGTAAATGAAAGAAAATATTCGGATGTAACGTCGCGGATCATTTCTTCATTTGCCCGCGTGTAGTCCCGGACGTCCATTCCGCCGATTTTTTTTATTTTAACATCGACGTATTTATTTGCGAATTTGTAAAATGACTTTTCAATAAATGGACTGAACGGCGAAACGTAAAACTGGTGATACAACATCGACATTGATTCAGCGTTCGGAGTTCCTGACAACATCAAATAATCACATTTACAAGCTTGTAAAATCTCTTTTATTATCTTTGTTCGTTTCGACGGTTTCGGAAACCCTGCGATTGTATGGGCTTCGTCACAAATAACCATATCCCAACCTTTTTTTTCTATTTTATGAAGGCTTTCATAATTTATGATAGTAATATCAAAACTAAAACCCGCCATTTTATAATCTGATTCGATTGATCCAATCGCTTTTTTTTTAGTTAAAAATAAAACTTTCGTTTTTCTTAAAACTTCGCAGACTCTTAATGCGGTTAAAGTTTTACCGGTTCGACATTCTGCACTAAAATAAGCAATTCGTAGTTCTTTAATTATTTCGCATAGTTTGTTTGCGTTTGTTTCTTGATATTCTCTAAGTTCAAACATATTTTATTCCTCCATATTTAATTCGATAATAGTTCCTTTCAATGCAACCGCGAATTGTTCGTTTAATGCGATTTTACGCGTTGGCATTCCGTTTTGGTCGACCAATTTCACTTCCTTTATTTCGATCGTTCCTTTTCGGATCGACATCGATGTGATTATAATTTCAGCCATATTATTATTTTTTGTTATCCGTTACGATTCGTAACATTTCAAGCGCGAATCCCTCCGAAATCATTTTTTCGGTTTGTTTTTCCTCTTCTTTTACGTCATCAAAAACGATCGATTTATAATTCGAGTTTCTCGATAAGGTCCAAACACTTCCATCCATTTCAACGAAATACGTGTCGTTTTCATCTTTATAAAATCCTGGTGAATAGGTTTTTGAAAAATCGAACAATTCTTTTAATTCTGTGAATACAAATACAATTTTCATAATGTTATTTTTTTTTAAAATGGTAACGGTTCGCCGTTTATTGTGTCTTGTTTTTTTGTTAATATCTGAAAACCTCGACGCGGGTTTTTAACTTGTTTATATTCGTAACCTTTAAATTCGCAATAAGTTTTTACCCATGTCGTAAATTTTTGATTCGATAATTTCGCGTAATCTGAAAATTCGCGCTTAAATTCGTCTACAATTTCGCCTGTGTAAACATTGCAATCGTGCGCCAACGAATCGTCCTGAATCCAGTCGAAAAAATCTTTGGATGTTGATTGGATCAATCGTTTTGTATTCGCGTTGATTGACTCCGGTTTCATTAGTCCAAATTTTAAAAACATTCGACAACATCCGATCATATAAGAATCGAAACAATGCCATTCGTCGCCCTCCCAGGCGTCAAACAATAACTTTCCAAACTCTGACAAAGGCGTTCGAAATTGGTTGAAATACTGGAACAATTCGACTTCGTGTCTTCGTCGGTCGTGACTTGATCCGGCTCCGTCAATAACATAATTTGTCGTGATTATAATCTTTGGCGATTTTTCAAACGGGATAAAAATTTCGTCTTTGTTTTTCCGGTTGACTGTGATTCCTTCCGTTATTAAACTGAATAAGGCTTCGAAATTAAACTTTCTTTTTACGTCGTCGAACGCCAAAATTTGTGTGTCAAGGTTTACGCGTTGATAAACGAAATCACTTTTGTTTGCGTCAAACGATTTTCCGTCAATTGAAACCAATTTTTTGAATTGTCCTAGTGCGGTTAAAAGTAACGACTTACCGGATCCACCGTTTGGATTTCCGTCGCTTATTTCCTGGTCGTTAAAAATTATACATTTTTGATCCGTTTTGTCTTTGTGCGAACTCATTAAATAACCGATGGTCGTTTCCATTGTTTGGACCCGTTTCAAGTCGTCCGCGCTTATTCTATGAACAAAACTTTTGAAATCGTTTTCGTCCGTTTCTGACTCAATATAAACGCGCGGGATAATTTGTTCCTTCCAAATGTAACCGGAACAATCGATGTAATCCATTAAACGCGAACCGCCTTGCGTAACCTCAACAACTCCATTTGAAAAATAAAGGTAAACTTTGTCTTTTGTGTCCGTCATCATTTGCAACTCGATGGACTCCAGGAAAGACAAATATAAGTCGCTGAAATATTTCGTTGACGATGCGAGGAAATTCCATATTTGCAATTCGTCGCGCTCAAATAAATAATTTAAAACGAAATCTTTGATTTTTGTAGCCGAAGACGAATGGACGATATTTTCGTGAATGTTTATGAAAATCGGATTTTCCGCCTTTTCTTGATAAAATTTAAAGAATCCTTTCTTTTCCAAAAACAATTTAAACATTACGTTATCGATCACAACTTTTTCGCCTGACCTGGTTTCGACAATTTGCCAAAAAACAATTTCTTTGGACGACTTTTTGATTGCTTCAATTGTTTCGTTGTCCGCTTGCGGGATTGTTTCTTGAATTTTTTGAATTGGAACCCCTCGGCGGACTTGCGTTTCAATCGAACGAAACGTTTTCCGGTCCTCGAAATACTTTGTCCCGAATAAATGGCGGGATTTATACGCCGATTTTATAACGTTTTCAACCTCCGAATCCTTCATTGAACCGGCGACAACCTCGGAAATGATTGTCGATTCCGCAATGATTTGATCGATTCCGTATTCATTGAAAGCGGATGAAAGAATGAACAAATTATTGTTTCTTTCGCCCTCAATCAATCCAAAATCACGCGTCCACCACTTTAAAAGGCGGTTGATAATTTCCGCTTTTTCTGTCAATATTATTTGCGGTTCGCGTTCCGTAAAATTATATCCTTCTTCTTCCGTTTTCTTTGTCCAAATTTTGGAATCGTAATTAATAAAAATATTCGGATCAAACGATTCAAAGCAAGCTCGCGAAATGTTTTTACAAGATTTGTCGAAATATTCACAATCGAAATACTTTTCCAGGGCAACAAAAAACAATTTGTGTTCGTCTTTGTCGGCCTTTGGAATCTTAACAATTGATTTCAATCCGTTACCGCTCGGACTTGTAAAAACCGCCATTGTGTATTCGTCCGCTTCCAATGTATCGCGCCACGTTTTGAAAGTCGCATCGTCTGGAAACCCG